GAACTACCTTTTTTCATCCAATGAAAACCTCTTGGTGCTTTAACTGATTTAGTTGTCATGTTTTTTTTCTACCTTTTTTTAATGCTACAAAGTCTGCTCTTGTAATTCTATCTCTTGGAAAAGCTACACGAGCTATCTTCATTTGCTTTGCAGTATATTTTTTTCTACCTGTTTTCTTTGGCATTATTTCTTCTTCTTATTTTTTTTCTTTTTAGCTTTTTTAGCCATAGGCTTTTTCATTTTCTTTCCGTACATTTTTATCTCCTATATTTATATATTTATCGAAGCAACTTTGACCATTATTATAATAATGACAAAAATACTTCTTCTCTGCATTTATAATCCATCCACCTTCATTACTCAAGAGCTGTCTTTTACACATAAGACAATACCCACAAACTAATGTAAGGTTTTTACGAGACCAAGTTTTTTTCTTTACCATTTTTTGCATGACCAATAACGAGCAGTGAGCTTGTTTGTTGCTGTAGCGCAACGATGTCTAGCTCTGAAAGATTTACGTCTAGCAGGAGATGATTTCTTGATTGTCATGTTTGCATCCCCATATCTAATCAATCGAACTTTGTTACCTGACTTTGCAAGAACTGCAAACTTTTTAGTTTTAGTTCTATCATTTTTAGGTTTGTTGTACCCTGAAAATCTTTCACCTCTGTATGTTATAGCCATGATTGCATTCTATACTCTTTAAAATAATTTACAACTTTCCATTTATCCCTTTTCTTAAAGTGTCCTTTCAATGCGTATTGTGTAGCTTCTTTTTCTGTGTCCCATATCTCATTTGTGAACAACTCCCACTTATCATTACGCATCCATAAGATACAATACACTATTTTAGTATGAGTGCTTTGATAGATTTAGATCCATCAATATTAGTTTCAAGTTCTGCTTCAGATTTAATACATTTATAATCTATATTATCTTTGACTTGTCTCATGGCTTCACGCTTATGCTTCAAACATACAGACATAGATTCTTGTATACGATGCTCCTTAATATCAGGACCAACAAACATAAGTAAAGCTATAACTGTTTCAATCATTAGTGACCATTTCCATTTCTAATTAATTTCTCAACATCAACTTGTAGTTTTTGTACTTGTTCTTTTAAGAACTCGATATTAACTTTGTTAGTCATATTCTGTTCTTGGTTTTCAATTAATTTCTCTACATCTTTAAACACAGATTCCAATAACATATATTGTTCTTGGTCAGTTGGTTTCTGTTCTGATTTTTTTAGTAAGTCTGCGTTAAATAATTCTCTTGATGTTTCTAAAGAGGTAAGTCTAGCAGTGACTTCAGTGTAAGCAAAGACACCCATGGCTACAGCGATGACAATACCGACCATGTTTTTAATTGGCATTGCTACATTTGTATTCTCACTAACTTTCATTGTGGTTCTTTTCCTCCGCAAATATAACCTATAACTTTTTTATCTTGGTACTTGTAATAGTAATGATTCGATAGAAAGGTCTTTTTCCTCTTCTCATATACTGCTACGTTAGTATTAAACCAACTACTACAACTTGTAAATATCTCAAATGTCTCCTGTTTGATGTCTCCACCAAAGGTTAAATATAATAGCGTAATCATTATGGGTTTCATCTGCCTTGCGAGTTGTAAGCCTTCCAGGATCTTCGTTTATTCTTGTTCATCGAAGATGTTTTAGGTCGTCTACCTAGACTGGTTTTTTTTGGTATTCTTTCGTGTGGTAATTTTTCTAGGTTTAGTTTTCTTTTTGCCATATCCTTGTTGTGCTTTCAATCGTACCTCTATACCAAAGGCTTGAGAAAACATCTTTGTTATTTGATTACTCATTTGCTAAAGTTTTTTATTTCACTTGCTTTGATACCATAGATTGCAGCTACCACAGATACCCAAAGTCCAACCAACCACCAAGGCATAGCTTGTAGTTTTTCAAAAAACATATCCATCTTTTGTTCTATTTCAGGATCGTCTGCAAATACAGAGTAAGCTAACATGAAGATGGGGGTAGACAAAACGATAAGTACGAACTCATCTTTCCAGTCTCCCTTCTGATGCTCAAATACTTTACCTTTATACTCTATCTCACCCCTCCTCATCTTCTCTGCATGGTGAAGTCTAGCTTCTGATAGAGCTTCTTTTGTTTTTTGCTTATCAGAGTACAGCTTGGCAGCTGTCTTAATTCCCATACCTAATACGTTAAACCACATTATCCTAACCATGGTAAGTATTTAACCTTACCATCCTCTCTTTTAGCTTTGAGCCATTGGTTTCTATTGTTCTCACCAGCGTAACTACAATGAATCCATCCGCTTGTAGGTTCGCCTTCTTTATAAAATTCTAAAATCCCTTGATCCACATCAAGATTATTCTTAATCCATTTAGCTAATTCTAAATTATCTACACCAGGTATTTCAAAGTCTGCTGCTGCAGCATTATCATCTGCAACGTGTTGTGAATTAACGGATGACCCTATAGCTACACAAAGTTCTGCGCATCGAAAGCCACTAGATATAATTAAGGGTTTATCAAAGTGTGATCTTATGGGTTGCAATACATTGACAGCTAATGCTTTGATATTTTCAATCTGTTGAGGGTTAGGATTATTATTAATACCTTTACGTTCTGCAACTTGCGACTTGGTTAGCTCATCAAGGGTTATGTTAGCTGTAAGTTTCATCTGTTGTAATATATCTTAACCTTTAATTTTTTTTGCAGTTCTGTCAAGCCTCTATTTATCAATGATCCTGCCTTTCTAACATATTTATCTTTAGGTGTATAATCAGATTTTCTATAGTTTGCAGTCTTTACATCATAGGCTTGATATTCACCAGTGTTAATATCTAATACTACCATGTCGATTGGACCAATACCCATGGCTGGTACAAAGACAATCTTATCAGGATCTTGTGCAAATTTGGCTTGTGCGATGAGTTCATTGTAGAGTCCAACAGAAGCTGTTTTATTGCGTTTAGCCATTGAATTTAAAAAAACCTATAATGGTCGCTATGAAACCACCAAGAATAACGAGAAAAGCAACAGCACCTTTACCTTTATTCATATCACCTCTTAAATCTTTTATATCTTTACGCATCTCATCGATGGCTTTGAATAAAGTTTTCATACGTTCAGCACAGACTTTCTCATGATAAGAAATTCTTATGCTGTTATTTTTTTCTGCGTACTCTTTAATCTCTTTTGCACTTACAGAAGATTTTTTTTGTTTTCTTTTTGCAACCATCTTTTAATTCTTCCCAAAATATTTTTATTTCTTCTACTAACATCTTAAAAAACTTATCCATATATCCTCCTATGATTCATCAACTTCTATACACTCAAAGTTTATAGCAATTTTATTCCTATTTACCATACCACTATCTATACTATTATTAGTTTGTATAGCTCGTAGATAACCTGCACTAACACATTCTGACCAAGAATTAAATACAAAACTATCATGAATGGGTGGTAAACAATTCATGTGTACAGCAGAACATACCTTTAAAATTAACATAAACTTCATGTTAATTTATTAACAGATATGAATTATAATTTATATAATTTATTCAGGTTTTGTCGGAAAGGTAACAGCATCAACATCAGCAGCTGTTGCGTCATCAGCCACAGTACCAGGTAAATCTCTTAACTCCTGTCTGTAAGTTGTCATCGCATCAGTGATTGTTACATCAGATAAACCATAATGATCTGTTTCTTTAAGCAAAGAATCTCTCTTTGATCTTAAATTTGCCATTGCTCTATCTTTTGCACCAGCTTCCCAAGCCGCTTCTTCTGCGTCTCTAGCTGTCTCTTCTGCTGCTGTAAATTGGATTCTTTCTCCATTTACCAGTTTGTATCTTGCCATAATTTATCTCCCGTTTGTTGTTGTTGTATATTAATTAAGCCACTCCGTAAAGTAAAATTGTTCCAAAACCTATATATGCCATAATTTATTCCTATGTTATGCCGTAAAGTTTAATAACCCCACCATCAATATTTCCTGATGATGTATAAAATCTTATTCCTGTTATTGCTGATGTATCATGGCATTTACCAACACCAGCAGTATAACTAACTTTTTCACTACTATCTTCATAAACACTTTCAAATAAAATATGTTTATTAAAAACTGTTTCAGATGGATTAAATAAAAATATTCTTGAACTTAAACTTTCAGTAGATGCGTTTCCTACTGATAAACCTATTGTAATACCAACACCAGTATTTTGTGTAGCAACACCACCAACAGTAGTACCAGTTTGATTTCCATCTACTGAAAATTGATGATAAACGCTATCCGTTTCTATACTACTATTAAAAACTCTTATATTAATATTTTGATCGTCTGTTGCTATGTGCAGACCTATAGCTTCAATCATATATTTTTTATATGTGCTATTAATATTTGAAGTTATATCTA